GCCAAGATCGGGACGACTGGAAAGACCTAGCCGAAAAAGCCATAGCGCAAATAGAAGAATGGCGCTCGTTATGCGACCTATATCAAGAGCGTTACAACCAGATTGTGAGGGGTAACTAATGCTAGTCATTATCTGGGGCATTTTCGTAGTACCAGCATTTACGTTGTTTGCTTATTGGGCGTTTCGCTGGGCTGATGAAGATTTAGAAGTCATTACTAACAACGACAAACTAGGTTTGTACGCCATATCTGGGTTCTTGGCTATTGGTTGGCCCTTAGTTGCAGCGTTCGCTATTGGCAACCTTGTGAACCGTTATATAAACGGCGAACTATGAACGAAAAAGGCTTCCAAGCCCAAGTCATACAGATAGCCAAAATGAACGGCTGGCGAGTGTTCCACCCAATGAAAATGCAGTCACGAGACGGGTCATGGCGCACCGCACTATCCGGTGACAAAGGCTGGCCCGATCTATGCCTAGCGCATCGAGAACGTGGCTTTATCGTCTGCGAACTGAAAGCAGACAGGGGTGTACTTTCCCAAGACCAGAAAGAATGGCTGTTTAACCTTGCACCTTGGGCTGAGTGTTATGTGTGGAAACCCAGTGACCTACAGAACATTGCTAAACGCCTCGGCTCGAAAGGCGTACGCAACGTGGGTAGCGCCACATAAAAGTACATTCGTCCCTCACCGTGAAAAAACTTCACCTAACTACAATTCATTACATATGGGAATTGAGTACAGCCCAAAAGCAAAACGAAAAGCACGCTCTAAAAGCAAACGTGCGAACCGTATGCCACAAGCTGGGCCCGTCACTATACGCAAAGCAGACGGCACGACAACAGTGCAAGAAGCCTTAACAGGGTCAGTAGATCAGGTTAAGAAGCGTAAATAGAACTACACAATTGAGAGAAGCAAGACCGCGTACGGGTTTGGACTGTGCCGGGTAACACTAGGGAACTAGGGTAGACGCCCCTGTAATGGGGGTGGCCAGAGTACGAACTTCTAAAACGCGAATGGTGTCCGTCCATAGGTGTTAAACATCCGGCAGCCAGTGCTACTAGCACGAAGTGTGGGGGGCAAGCACCGCACTAACGTCTACACGCACACAGTAAGCAAAGCCCCTTGAGGGGCTGCGCTAGTGGGGTAGGCTCACCACAAAGGAGAACCCACCCGACATGGCACACAACGAATACAACACCAACACCTACAAAGCCAACCGAAAACAACTACTCACAGGCAACCCCACATGCCACTGGTGCGGCGCAACAGCAACCACAGCAGACCACCTAATCGAAGTAGACCGAGGCGGAACCAACGACCTATCCAACCTCGTACCAGCATGCAACCCATGCAACAGCAGACGAGGACAGGCATACCGAGCACAACGAGACGCACAACGCAAAACTCGCAGAGAACAAGCCTTAAACGACAAAACGCCGTTTTTTGGGGAAACTTTAGAAACCCCGCATCCCCTTTCCTCTCACTCTTTTCGAAACCAGCCTAAACTGGCGGGAACTGGCGGGAACCAGTCTGATCTAATCCCAGTGGCGTCTGAGTCTCCAAGACTCGTTACGGCTGGTGTTGGGGATTTTTCTTTTGGGCCTTTGGTGGCAGCTTGGGCGCAACGTCATTTGCAGATTGAGTTGATGCCGTGGCAGGTGACGGCTCTTAGTGGGCAGTTGCAACACGATGAGAACGGCGACCTTGTGTTTCGTGAGTCTTTGGTAAGTACCGCTAGACAACAGGGTAAGTCTGTGGCTCTCCGGGCGATGATTGGCTGGTGGCTTACCGAGTACGCAGTGTTGCATCGCAAGTCTCCGCAGTATGTGCTTTCAACTGCCAACATGTTGGACAGGGCCGAGGCAATATTTAATGATTTAGCGTTTGTGTTGAAAGAGTCTTTTGGCGCGAAGATTATGCAAGCGTTGGGCCGTAAGTCTGTACAGATGCCAGACGGCTCACGCTGGGAAGTACGAGCTGCATCTAGCAAACTTCACGGCGGGTCTTACGATTTAATTGTGGTGGACGAGTTGTGGAACATTGCGCCAGAGATTTTGGACGATGCTTTAAAGCCGTCTCAAATTGCGCGGGCTAATCCGCTGCTGTCTATGTGGTCTACCGCCGGCGACGAGTCCTCTACGGCGATGATTAACTACCGATCTATTGCCTTGCAGGAGATTGACGAAGGCGTAACGTCTGAGCGTTTCTTTGCGGAGTGGTCTATCCCGGCTGGTTGCGACCCGCGCGACCCGCAATATTGGGGGCTGTCTAACCCTGCACTAGGGCGCACGATTACGGTTAAGGCGTTGCAGGCGGCGGTGAAGTCGGACAGTTTCCCACGTTCTCATGGCAACCAGTGGAGTGCTAGCCGTGGGGCGTGGCTTGATGCTGGCGTGTGGGACAAGTGCCGAACCACACAGGAGTTCCCCGAAGGCGGCATATTAGCTGTGGACAGCAGTGTGGATGAGGCCCGCTATATCGGTGTTAGATCAGTAGTGCATAACCAACAGGTATTCACCAAAATTGAGTTTGTGGTAGACACCGAAGCGGAGATGTGGACACACGTCGAGCGGGTCATGACACACCCATCGGTTCTACTGCTGGTAACTCCTACGCTGGAAATACACGTGCCCACAGCGTTAAAACGCCGCTACCAACTAACGGGCTACGCCGAGTTAATCCGCTACACGTCACTTGTTCGCAACATGATTTTGGAAGGCAAGGTGTTGCATGACGGAAACCAAACACTTGCCGAGCATGTGAACCGCGCGACAGGTGTACGCACCGCGCAAGGTTATGTGCTGTCATCGCAAAAGTCACCGGGGCCTATCGAGGCGGCGCGTTGCATGGTGTGGGCTGTGTCCGCTGTAAGCCGACCACAAAACCGACAGAAACCTATGCTAGTGGTGATGTAGTACGGTTACTATTTAGGCAGGCTTGTCGTTAGTTGTCGGGATTAACGGCAGGCCACTATTCGAGGAATGTAAATGCCACTCTTTACCCGCAAAGAAACTAAAGCACAGATAAGCCCAATGCCTACACAAAAGGCAGCTGCGGCGGGCACTGGATACTCCAAGAACCTCGCAGGCCCTAACATGATTGGGCAGTATTACTCTTATGTTGAGGGCGAGGCCCGTAACCGCGCTATGCAGGTACCTGCTATTAGCCGCGCCCGTGACTTGCACGCCAGCGTTATTTCGGCGATGCCACTCAAGATGTACCGCGAGTCTTGGAATGAGGCCGAAGGCGAAATGGACTATATAGACCTTGCGCCTCGCTCTTGGTTGCGCCGACCAGACCCAAACATCCCTTATGAAACTCTTATGGCATGGACATTTGATGACATCGCTTTTTTCGGCAGGGCTTTCTGGTACGTCTTGTCTAGAACGAGCGACGGCTTCCCCGCGTCGTTCACTCGACTGCCTGCCGGGTCAATAACTACACCCGATCAGGACGGCCCCGTGTGGTACGCCCCGTCAAAAGAGATTTACTTCCAAGGCGGCATGCTAGACCCCGCTAATGTGGTGCAGTTTATTAGTCCCTTGCAAGGCTGGATTTACTCATCCGAGCAGGCCATTGGCACAGCATTAAAAATTGAGGATGCACGCTACCGCAACGCTAATACCGCTATCCCGTCTGGCATTCTTAAGCAAACTGGCGGCGAACCTTTAAGCGCGCAAGAACTTGCCGACCTTGCAGCAGCGTTTAACGCCGCCCGCCAAACAAACCAGACAGCAGCTCTAAACGAGTTCTTGTCATACGAAGCCACTAGCGCAACCCCGGACAAGATGATGCTTATTGAGTCGGCGCAATTCTCTGCTTTGCAAATGGCCCAGATTTGCAACATCCCGCCGTACCTACTTGGCGTGCCTACTGGCTCATACGCGTATACAAACAGCCGAGAGTCCCGCGTTGATCTATGGCTGTATGGCACTAAGACCTACGCCGAGTGCATCGCCTCTACCCTTTCTAGCAACTCAGTACTTCCCGTAGGTACTTACGTAGAGTTTGATTTTGAGGAATACTTAGGGGAAGTCGAAGAAGCCAACAGCAACCGCAACGTGGATGTTGAGGAAGTAGAAACAGGAGAAAACCGAGCATGATTAAGTTAAACGCCCAAGCCGTCACCATTGACGCCGCCGCAGGCGAGACACAGACCCGCACGATCACTGGCGTAGCCGTACCTTACGGTGAGACCGCCACAGTGTCGGACGGTACACAAGTACGTTTTGAGCAGGGCGCACTACCCGTTGAGGGCAAGGCACCCAAATTGTTTATGTATCACGACTCGTCTATGCCAGTTGGCTTAGTAACTGAGCGCGTGGACACCGAAGAAGGCATGATGTTTTCAGCCCGTATTTCGGCAACCGCCGCAGGCGATGAGGCACTTACGCTGGCGCTTGACGGAGTTTTGGACTCTGTAAGTGTTGGCGTAAACCCCACAAAGTTTTCTTATGATGATGAAGGCACAATGATTGTGACTGAGGCCGAATGGCTGGAATTAAGCCTTGTGCCAATTCCTGCTTTTGCAGGCGCAGTCATCGAAAAAGTGTTAGCATCAGCACAAGAACCCGACACAGAACCCACACCAACCGAAGTCGAGGAGACAGAAACCGTGGACGCAGTACAGCCCGAAGCAGTCGTAGAGGCCGCTACACCAACCGCACCAATTCCCGCACAGCCAAAGCGTCAATTTGCTATGCCAAGCGCAGCCGAATACATGGCTGCTATGCACATTGGTGGCGACACATTCCGCAAGGTAAACCAAGCATTTGTCGAGGCTGCAAAGTCAAAGCAGACCGCATTGCAAGCCGCTGCAGGTGACGTACTTACAACCGATACACCCGGTCTTTTGCCAATTCCAGTACTTGGGCCAGTGTTTGACGATCTTAACTACAACCGTCCAGTAGTCGCCGCTGTTGGCGCTCGCGCATACCCAGACGGTGGACAGTCGAAAACCTTTATCCGTCCAACATGGACAACCCACACAAGCGTCGGTGCACAAAGCACAGAACTTACTGGAGTGTCTGCAACAACCCCAGTGATTGCCTCGAATTCGGTGGCAAAAGTGACCATGAGTGGGGCGGTAAGTTTGTCCTCACAAGATATGGATTTCACGTCACCCGGTGCAATGGAAATTATCTTGCGCGACCTCGCAGGCCAATACCTCATCGCATCAGACAACTACTGTGCCGACCAAATCGTGGCACAAGGCGCATCGTCCGGTGTGACATGGACAGTAAACGCAACAGACCCAAGCGACCTTATTAACTCGCTCTACGATGTTGCCGAAAGCATCCTCACCACCACACGCTTCTTGCCTGACCATTTGTTTGTCAGCCCCGACGTGTGGAAAAAACTTTCAAGCCAGTTGGACGCAGACAAGCGCCCAATTTTTCCATACGCTGCGGCGGCTGGCCTTATGGGCGTTAACGGCATGGGTACACAAAACATCACCACCACAAACACACTGAACCCATTGGGCCTGAACCTTGTGGTAGATGCAAACTTCGCATCAGGCACCATGGTGTTGGCTCGCGGTTCCGCTATTGAGTTCTACGAGCAAGTACGCGGCATTATGTCAGTGGAAGTACCAAGCACCCTTGGTCGCACATTCTCCTACTACGGATATGTGTCTACTTTCATTGCAGACGCCACAATGGCACAAAAGATTACTGTCGCTTAATTTCTGAAAGGCAGGTGCCGCCATGGCGGTTTATACCGTTATCGCGCATCAGCGTTTAGACGATTACGCAGTCGTACAAACACTTACAGACACCCCTGTCGAGCCCGGCCAGTCAGTCACGCTGGCTGGGCTTGGACATGGACTCAACGGTGCGCACACTGTTTTATTCTGTCCACAGAACGCCTACATTGGTACCGACGCTTCCACTGGCGAATGGTTGTATAACCCCACCGAGCAACGCGCTAACCAGATTCTTTTCTACGATCAGGGAGACGATTTAGAGTGGTCTACTGCGGTACCTACAGGTACTTTGACATGGACACAGACGTGTACATGGATTAACGCCAGTGCTATCTCTACCTATCTTGACATTCCGCTTACGAGTGCGAACGCTGCCACTTTGCTTACACAATGCGCCGCAGCTGCTAACGCTTTCGCGTATCGTCGCCGTGTCGAGGCGGGCTACCTTGAGGACTCGCTTACTACTTCCCCCGGTGGTGACGTCACACTAGGCACAATCATGATCGGTGCAGCGTACTTCCGTCAGCAAGGCTCGTACACGGCGCTGGCATCGTTTGACGGTATGGGTAGCCCACCTGCTAACGGCATTACGCCTATGGTGTTGCAACTATTGGGCATTAACCGCCCGCAGGTTGCCTAATGGCCTTACCATACAACGACCTCTTTAACGAGGCTTTAGACGACCTCTCAACGACGCTCAAGACCATTACAGGCTTACCTGTGGCGATAGACCCCCGCCAGATAACTACGTCTTGTGTGTTTATTGACGCGCCGTCTTTTGACGCTTGGAACTACAACATTGTTCGTATGGATTTCCCTGTGAAAATAATCGGCAGCGGCCCCGGCAACCTCGACGCCTTGCGTGATCTATTGCAGATTGCGTCCAAGCTGCTTGCCAAGAATGTCGCCGTGAAGTCGGGTAACCCTACGGTGGTGTCTATTGGTGGCGCAGACTATCCTGCTTATGACATTGTTATTTCTGTCCAAGCCCAAACCGCGTAAGGAAACCATGTACAAGATTGTTAGCCCCCGCATCGGAACCCCCGGCGATGAGTTTGTGCCTGTTGCGGGCGTAAACCTAGAGGCGCTTATCGCTGGCGGTTTTATTATCGAAGTCGGAAAACCTAAAAAACCGAAGCAGGAAACTGCTAATATCCAAGACAACAAGGAGTCATAATGGCAACAAGCACCTACCTTTCTAACCCAGTAGTAACAGTGAACTCGGTAGACCTTACCGACCAATGCACAGCTGCAACCGTTACACATCGTTTTGACCAGTTGGAAGCCACCGCGTTTGGTGACACTGATCGTAAGTATGTCAAGGGTTTAGGCAACCACGAAGTGACTTTGTCGATGTATCTTTCTTACGCATCGTCCGAAACCTACGCCACACTGTCAAGCCTTGTCGGCACCACAACCACAATTCGAGTGCAACCTGCTGCACCCCCTGATGGTGCTACAAACCCCGGCTTTATTCTTACTGGTGCGTTCCTCGCAGAACTTCCAGTAATTAACGCCACTATGGGCGAACTTTCTACCGTAGACGTTACTTTTGTTGGTGGCGTGTACTCCGTAGACACCACCGTTTAAAACGCTCATACTCTGAGCCCGACTAAGGAGACAAGATGAAACTAACCCTCGCAGTAGACCTAGGGGACGGCCCCGTACAGGTGGCTACTAACCTTTATGTCATTGTGCAGTACGAGCGCAAGTACAAGCGCAAAGCATCCGAAATGGCATCCAGTATTGGCTATGAGGATTTGCTTTTTCTTGCGTACGAGTCCTGCAAGGTTCACGGCGTCACAGTGCCCGTAGTCTTTGACGACTTCATTAAACGCGCTGTGTCCATTGAGGTAGTGGAACAAGAGGCAGACGAAAACCCTACCCAAGGGCCACTTACCGATACGCATTAGCAGCTCTGCTACTTCGCACAGGGTATTGGCCCAATGGGATAGACTTCGACATTAAAGACCTGCACACGGTTGATGCGATAGTCAAGGAACAAAACAAAAATGCCCGTTAGCGCAAAAGTAGAGATTGTCGGCGCTAAGGATGCTATTCGTTCGCTTAACAAGATTGAGCCGGGCTTGCGTAAAGAGTTTGGCAAAGAGGCTACCCGTATTGCCCAGCCTGCCATTGTTGAGGCTCAAGGCACCTACCAGCGTATTGGGATGCCGTTGTCGGGTATGTCTCGCAACTGGACAGCA